ATGTTGACCAACTCCGGCAAGCTTCTGCGCTACGTGTCGCCGGAAGACACCCGGCAGCTATTCGAGGACGCCTCGACGACTGCCGCCTCGGACAGCACGTTCTACACGATCATCGCCAACAAGATCCGCATTCTGCCGGCTCCAAGCGTATCGTCGCCCGTGTCAGTCGATCTCTACTATTACGCCCGGCTGCCGGCGCTGAACACGACGACCACCACAAATTGGGTGCTGACGCGCTATCCCGATCTCTACCTCTACGGCTCCCTGATCCACAGCGCGCCATATCTGAAGGCTGACGACCGCATCGCCCTCTGGGACAGCATTTACAGCCGCATCCTAGCCGACATCGAGATCGAGGCAGATCGCGCGACGCGCAACCAATCCGTTTTGACGGCAACATCGAGGACATTCTGATGAACAACAACGCTGCTGGCTCTATCGCCACCAAGGCGCGAGCCGTCACCAAGTCGGACACGGCTGAGAACGCCTACGCCTATCTCTATGTCGGCGGCGCTGGCGACATCGTGGTCGTCACCGAGGGCGGCGACGAGGTGACGCTGTCGAGCGTCCCCGCCGGCTCCTACGTTTGGGTCCGCACCAGCAAGATCAAGGCTGCGACGACTGCCACCAACATCGTCGGGTTCGTCTGATGCTTCTCGGCATGCGCACGCCGCAGCTTGGCGGCGAAACACCTGTCCCCGGCGGCTCGATCGTCTGGGACGCTGGCGACTATCTCGTCTGGGACACGGGCGACAACCTCTATTGGGGCGCGTAAATGGCTGACATTAACCTCAAGACACTCTCGCCGGATGCGTCTCTCCCGACTGACGGCTTTCTCTTTGGCGCGGACAGTCAGGCGGCTGCGAGCCCCTCGGTTTACTCGACGCAGACTGTCGCCACGACCCTTCTCGGCTCCACGTCGCTCTCCGGCTCCACCGTCACGACCAGCCAGCCCGTCCTCAACCTGTCGCAGACATGGAACGCGGGCGCGGTTGCGTTCACGGGGCTGTCGTTCAATGTTACTGACACGGCGTCTGCGGCGGGTTCGCTGCTGCTTGATTTGCAGGTTGGTGGGTCTCGGCGCTTTCAGGTCACATCTGCTGGCACTATAGTAGTTGGACAGGGCGCTGGCGCAGGAACTATTGGGTCCGGCGGCGGCGGAAGCATTCAACTTGCTTCTGGCGCATTTCAGTTTAGCGGGCTCGGCGCAATGTCTATTTCAAATGCTGCCGGGCAGATCAGCATAGGCGTATCGCTTGGCACGCAAGACTTATTTCTTCGTCGTGTTGGCGCTGCTACTCTCCAGCTAGGCGCAGCCGACGCCGCCGCGCCTGTCGCCCAGACGCTACAGGTGCAGAGCGTCGTCGCTGGCACGACGAATACGGCGGGCGCGAACTTCACGATCAAGGGCAGCGCGGGCACCGGCACGGGCGCTGGCGGCTCGATCATCTTCCAGATTACGCGCGCGGGTTCGAGCGGGACATCGCAGAATGCGTATGAGACGGCAGTGACGATTGATGCGACGAGAAATCTTAATTGCGTAGGTGCTATTTTTGCCCAAGGCGCTAGTGGAAACAATAATGCGCAAATGGGGTCGTTCAATGCTATCACTATGGCCAGCAGCGGATATTTTGGTATAGGCCCAAATGTCGCCACTACTGGCAACGACGCCGACACCCGCCTCTACCGCGACGCCGCCAACACGCTCGCGCTGAGAAACGGGACGAGCGCGCAGACGCTTCGGGTTTACAACGCTGCGGGCGCTACGCCTTCCGCTGATTATGACCTCGGCACGTTCGACTTCTCGACCACGGCCAACGTCCTTACCATTGGCACTCGCAATGGTGGCGCATATGCGACTGCGCGGGCTGTTCAGTTTGTTATGGGTGGCACAAACATCTTCAACATCAACACCAGCGGACATTTGCTGTGGAACACCAATAATACTTACGATATTGGGTCGAGCGGCGGAAGCAGCCCACGCAACATTTATGCTTCAACCGGGGTATGGGCACAGGGAACAGGGAATTTAGGTTTTTGGGGCCGCGCGGCGTTTACAGCGCCCAGTGGAGGCAACGACCTTACGCTTAACAACTCCAGCTATAACGGTTTTGGTCGCCTTCAGTTCGGCGGCACAACCTCCAGCTACCCGTCGCTTCAACGCTCTGGCGCATCGCTCATCTGCCGTCTCGCGGACGATAGTGCCAATGCCGCGTTTGAAGCCCTGTCGCTGAAAACCGCAGCGCCTACGGGCGGCACTTCTGGCACATGGAAAGTCGGCGTCTACAACGCGACGGCTCCGAGCGCCACGGGCTACGTTGAGGTCGATATTGGCGGCACGCTCTACAAGCTGTTGGCGGCTACCTAACACAAACACAGCACAGGAGGACGCCTACCGAGCCTGTGCTGTCTCCAACTCGGTAGGCACCTTTGGAGAACTAAATGAACATCACTCTGGACCAGAACGAGGCGAACGTCCTCGTCAACTTGATCGACGTAGCCGTGAAGGCTGCTGGCCTACAGGCTGCGGAAGCTGGCCTGCATTTCAAGAACAAGATCGAACAGGCCGCGAAGGCAGATGCCGCACCGGCTCCCACTGAAACTGAACAGGGGCATTCCTAATGAGCGGATCATTCTACATAGGCTTTGAGCGCGACGACGGCCTGCCCGGTCTGCGTCAGGACGCGGCTATCGCCACCAGCGACATCGACCGCGTGGCAGCGGCTTACGCCTCGCTCTACTTTCCCGAAGGCATTGTGGCGCAGGCTTACGTTCCCGGTGTGCCGGAAGTTCCCGCCGTGCCGCCGACTGACGAAGTGCTGGACGCTGACGGCAATGTCGTGACGCCCGCCAACCCCGGCTCGCCCGGTGTTCCGGCTGTTCCCGAAGTGCCGGAAGTGCGCCGCCCGCCCACGGGGCAGGAAGTCTTCGAAGCGATGGCGAACGGCCTGCTTCAGGGCGTGCTGGCGAACGTCATCAACGTCGAGAAGGCCGAAGCCGCCAAGGCTGCGCAGGATGGCGTGCCGCCGATTGTGGTGGGCGGCTGACGATGGCTGTCCAATACGCGATGAAGATCACCGGCATGGCCGTCTACCCAGAGTATGAGGGCAAGACGAACGTCGTCTCTCGCGCGTATTGGACGCTCTCCGCGACTGACGGCTCCGCCAGCTACACATACCCCGGCCAGACCGCCATCCGATACAACCCCGACGGCCCGTGGCTGGAATACGACAGCCTGTCGGAAGACGAGGTGCTTGGCTGGATCAGCCGCGACGCCGCCAGTGAGATCCTCGCCGTGCGCGCGTCTCTGGCTCTGAATTTTCCAGATGCTGCCGCGTCTGAGAACAAACCCCTGCCTTGGTGAGATAGACGATGGCAAACGCAATTTCCCCCACCTACTCGTTCATCCTCCCCGAGGTTGGCGCGGACACCAATGCGTGGGGCGGGCACCTCAACGACAATTTCACCACCATCGACACGCAGATGGTCTCGCGCACCAAGCTGACGAGCCAGACGCTGCTCGGCGCGATCGCCCTGCCAAGCAACGGGCTGAACGTCGGCTCCGGCCAGCTCAACGTCACGGGCGGCAACGTCTCGATGTCGGGCAACGCCTCGGCGGTCAACGGCAGTTTCTCTGGCACGCTCGGCGTTACCGGCGCGGCGACACTGAGCAGCACGCTCGGCGTCACGGGCGCGGCCACCCTGTCATCGACGCTTGGCGTCACCGGCATCGCGACATTTACTGTCCCGGTTGTAGCGTCTTCGGCGCCGACGCTTGGCGGGCACCTGACAAACAAGACCTATGTCGACGCGCAGGTGGCGACGAAAGCGAGCAGTTCGGTAACAATTACCGGCACTGGCGCGCTGACCGGCGGCGGCGATCTTTCTGCAAACCGCACTATTGACGTCGCGACGGGCGGCATCGGCTCCACGCAGCTCGCCTCAAATGCGGTTACGACGGCAAAGATAACAGACGCAAACGTCACGACAGTAAAAATTGCAGACGCCAATATTACCGCTGCCAAATTGGACGGCGCGCAGTCTGGTTCGGCTCCGATATTTGGTGCTAGAGCCTGGGGGTTGGTCGCCAACAATGGTTCGTCGGCTACTTTGACCGCTAGCGGCAATATCGCAAGCGTTTCGCGCACTGGCGTTGGCATTGTCACGGTAACATTTACAACAGCAATGGCAGACGCAAATTATGCGGTTACTTCGGCGGTTTTCAATGCTTCCGCATACGCTTCTGCGTTTGTTTCGGCTAAATCTGCGACTGGCTTTACAATGGCAACAAACACTGGCGTTGGCGCTATTGACAGTGGCTTCATGTTTTCTGTCTTCCGTTAAGCGGTGATGCCATGACGTGGGTAAATGTCGACATAGACCCCGGGGTTGTCAGGCAGGCAACGCCATACGACGTCCCAAACAAGTATTGGGACACGTCGAACGTGCGCTGGGTCAGCGACGCCATGTGTCCGATCGGCGGCAATACGAAGATCTCCGCCGACGTCATGCCGGCGCAGGTCCGCAAGCTGTTTCAGTGGCGCGATAACACCAGCAACGTCTGGCTGGCGATCGGCCATGAGAACGGCGTGCGCGTCCAGTATGGCAGCATCTTCGACGTCACGCCCGGCAGCTTCATCGGCATCGGCGGCGTCGGCGGCTCCGGCTACGGCGTCGGCCCATACTCCGATCCCAGCCCCATCTCGGACCCGGTCGGCACGACGGTCGTCAAGAGCAGCACCGTCACGATCTCGATCGCGTCCCCCGGCGTCATCACGTGGCCGCAGCACAACCTGACGGCTGACGACGTCGTGAAGTTCACCACGACGGGCGCCCTGCCGACCGGCATTACCGCCGGCACGGCCTATTATGTGATCCCAATGTCGACGGACACGTTCCGCATCTGCACCATCGCAGGCGGCAAGAACGGCACGCCGATCGTCACCAGCGGCACGCAGTCTGGCGTTCACACCGGCTCGCAATATGTCGGTCAGGACACCTATGGCCGGCAGCGCTCCTACAGCGCCCCGCAGTTCCGCAAGCCCGACTTCTGGTCGTTCGCCAGCTTCGGCGAGGATCTGCTTGCCGTCTGCTCGTCTGACGGTCGCCTGCTGCACATGGGCGTCTCCACCGGGCAGCCGGTGACGATGGACGTCCCATCGAATGCCCCGACCGCGAATACTGCTGTGCTCGTCACCTCTGAGCGCTCTGTGGTGCTTCTCGGAGCCGGCGGCAATAAGCGCCGTGTCGCGTGGTCAGACTTTGAGGATTACAACGGCTGGACGTTTAACGTCAGCACCGGGCAGGCGGGCTATATCGACATCGAGGCGACGAGCCCGATCGTCAACGGCATTCGGGTGAAGGAGGGCATCCTGATCCTGACGCAGCATGAGGCCTTCCTGCTGCGCTATGTCGGAGCCCCGTATTTCTACGGGATCGAGAAGCTCGGCGCGACGACCTTCGCTGCTCCGAACACGCTGGCGATCGGCGGCAATATGGCCGTGTGGTTCGGCGATCAGACGTTCTGGATGTATGACGGCTCAACCGTCCGCGCCCTGCCGTGCCCGTTCTTCAACGATCTGAAGCTCGACTTCGACCCTGTCTATGGACAGTATCGTGCGCACATGCACGAAAACGGCGTCTTCCCAGAGTTCTGGATGGACTACCCCGACAAGGAACAGACAGACGGCGAGAACAACCACTATCTGATCTGGAACTATGTCGACAACTGGTGGGCGCGCGGCACGCGCAACGTCACGGCGGCATGCGGCGCGCAGACGGCGAAGTTCCCTGTCGGCACGAAGAGCGACAAGCAGATCTACCAGTTCGAGGATGGATGGACAGAGGCTGGCGTCACGCGCGTCGGATCAGTTTGGGCAGAAACCTCGCTGCTTGACGTCGGAGCCGGCGCGAAGGTCGTGGACGTCAACCAAGCGCTGGTGGCTGTCGACCCGCAGTATGGCTCGCAGAACTACCAGCTCAAGATCCTGTCCCGCTTTGCCGGCGATCAGCCTGAGACGACCTACGGGCCGTATCTGCCGAGAGCATCGGGTTACACAGACACCAGAGCGCAGGGCCGTGATCTCCGCATGCGGATCGAGGCGACGAACGACAACTATTGGAGCCTCGGGCAGGTGCGTCTCGACATCGCGTCAAGGGGTGGCGAGAGATGACGATACGCGGCATTCAGACGCCACAGCCGTCGTTCGGCTCGGCTCCGCAGCAATACAGCCAGCAGTGGGCGGCAGCTCTTCTGGCGCAGCTCGCCCGCCGCCTCGGCCTCCTCGCCGGCCCATATACCGTGCAGCCGCAACTACTCTTGCAGTCGCCTGACGGCACAGTCTGGCAGGTGACAGTATCGAATGCCGGAGCCATCACAGCGGCTGTCGCCTCCCCGTCTCAGGAGGAGCGCCCGCCTCTATGAGGTCTCTTCCAGAATTGTTCGACAAGGCGCTGGCCTACGGCGGCCACACGCACACACGGGAAGACATCGCGGAGGGCGTCAAGGCGGGGCGGTATCAGTTCTGGGGCGACGACCAGTGCTGCCTCATCACCGAGATCCACGACTTTCCTCAGTGTCGCAAGCTGCACCTGTTCATCGCCGCCGGCAACCTCGACCGGCTGCTGACTGAGTATCTGCCGCGCGTGAAAGAGTTCGCGCGCGAGAACGGCTGCAACGGCCTGACCAGCGTCTCCCGCAAGGGCTTCCTGAAGCGCTTCCCGGCGTATGGCTTCCGGCCAAAGAGCGTCACATTCGAGCTAGAATTGAAGGACTGAACTGATGAGCAAGGGCGGGCAGCAGCAAACCTACGGACTGCCGACGATGACGCAGTCGACGAGCACGACGGCGATCCCGGCGTGGATGACGCAGGCCTCGCAGACGGGCGTCAACGCGGCGACAAAGCTGCTGAACAACCCAGGCCAAGCCTACACCGGCCAGCTCGCGCCCGGCATGACCGCCGACCAGATGGCGGCGGGCGACATGATCCGCAACAACGTCGGCGGCTATCAGGGCTACTTTGACAGGGCTGCCGGCCTGACTGACGCCGCCACGCAGCAAGGTCCGCAGATCGAGGCGCAGACGTTCCGCAACGGTCTCGTCGGCATCGGCTCCTACATGAACCCGTATATTAGCAACGTCGTCGACAGCGTGTCGCAGATCGGTCAGCAGAACCTCGACCGCGCCCTGACGCAGACGGCGGATCAGGCGATCGGCGCGCGGGCCTTCGGCGGCTCCCGGCACGGCGTGCAGGAAGGCGTCGCGACCGCGCAGAACAACATGAACACGAACAACCTCATCGCCAACCTGCTGAACAGCGGCTACGGGCAGGCGACGAACCTGCTTGGTCAGGACATCAGCAACAACATGCAGTCGCAGGGCGCGAACCAGAGCGCTTACGCCAACTACCTCAACCGCCTCATGGGAGCCGGCTCGCAGATGTCTCAGCTCGGAACCGCCAACCGCGCGGCGAACACTGCCGACATCAACAACATGCTGCAGTTCGGCTCGATGCAGCAGGACACGGCGACGCGGCAGGCGCAGGCGGCATATCAAGAATTTCTGCGCCAGCAGGGCCTGCCGTATCAGGCGCTGCAAACATACGGAAACATCGTCGCGCAGGCGCCATCCGACAAGACGACGAGCAGCAGTGGCATGTCGATGGGGCCGCAGCAGCAGGACACTA